ATAGGTACATAACACACACAGGAGTTTAAATGAGTCTTGAATCTGTATCTAGTTCTCACGAGATTACAGTTGATGAGTTCGTCTCTGGTAAGGTTACTCCATTGAGTATCGAAGACAGAGTATACGAATGGACTGAGAAACTCGTTGAGTGCTTACAAGCAAATTATGATGGTCAGTCATCATCCTTAAGTACTAAGTTTGAGATCCGTAGAGGACGTAAGTTCCTTAAGATCGTGATGATTAACAATCAAGAGTCTGTTCACGCATTTATTGACAAGAAGACTGGTGAGGTATACAAACCAGCATCTTGGAACAAAGCAGCACAGCACGTTAGATATGATCTCCGCATCATTCGCTCACGTATGGACTGCTATGCACGTGCTGATTGGGCAGGTGGCTATCTTTATATGAGGTAACCATCTATGCACATTCTAATTGTCCTTTTTTCTTGCATTTTAATTTGCACGATCGTCCTAATCTACACTCTCAACAAATGGAATCCTCATTAAATCAGTTAATTTCCGATCTTTCATACAGTATAGATACACTCGGTATGAAAGATGAGCATATGGAGGAGTTCTTCCCCTTATGTGACGAGCATCAGATAACTCCAGAGTATTTTGCAGAGGAGTTTATGTGCTTATCGATAAGTAATGACAGTGGTGCTATCCACGATGAAGAATACTTATCACTCGATTCATTCAACGCATACCACGGTATTTACTTCGAGGAAGTTGAATGAAATTTAACGTAGGGGATCACGTCAAGTGTGGTGATGAAGAAGGATTCATTACATTTGTGGGTGACCCCTATTTTACTCTCTGTGTACGACAGTGGGATGATCCCAACTCTATGCACGGATACCGTCAATGTAATCTATTAATCTATCGTAATGACTGGACTAAATGTACCATCACGAGGAGAGTTGATACACCTCCAACTACAAGCGATGTTGAGGGAACATAGTTTCCCTAAGACAGAACTCTTTTACCTAGGTGAAGAGACTGTTAATGGTATCAAAGATCATTATTATCTCATAGGAGGACTACACACTGTACCTGCTAGAGACATACACGACCTTGAGGGTATTGAAACAGATGACTAAGTACACACCACAAGAAGCACGCAAGAAGTATGAGGAATGCTTCAAAGGATTGTATGATGTGTGTATAGATCAGGGATGGGGTGACCCATTCTCTTATGCTAGGTCACGTGAAATTCATATGGCTATAGCATTAGACCACGATGTAGCAGACACATACAGTGGTGCTGACGCATATGATCAGGGTGAACCAGTAGAATACAAGTCAACAATAGGTAAAGACATCAACGCTACGTACAATGGTATCAGTGTTAAGGATACGTGGGAGGAGCAAGATCAGTATTTAAGAGAAGAAAAGCTCTTGAAATATGATGATCATTACTATGCACGCTATGAACACGGAGATATAGTAGAGTTGTGGCACCTTAAAGGTCAACAAGTATACGATTATCTACGTCCTAGACTAGAACAGAAGTATGATAAACTCAAGAAAAGAGCTACTCAACCCGCAGATCCCCGCCTAGGTGATAATATATGTGCATCATACATCAGAAAGTGCGGAAAAGCGATCAAGTGAACCACATTACAAACTGTCACAAGCCCCCCTTTACAGGGGGTTTTTTAATGCTATACTACTAGAGTAGTCAAGGGAATTCAACCCAATGCAAATTCGTAACTCTTCTGGTCAGCAAGCAGATTATTATCCTGTACGCTTACCTTTTGGTGAGGTATCATACCGTTACTTGCTAGAGGTTCTATCTCTTAATGGACGGACGGTGAACAAAAGGTTCATCAACACTAACGAGTTGGACAGTGAAGTTCAAGAGCGAGTCAACTACGGTTGGAACGTGACTGATTTCAACACTATTCCACAGTTAGGAAATCCTGTTTTAGGGGCTGCATAGCCCTTAAATACTGTATATACTTACAGTAGTTGTACCAAATTCAGTGAAACTTCTTAAAGTGCTGCTTAACAAATCCGAAATCGCTGTTCTTACCGATGCCTTACAACACCTCAGCTCAAGCCAACAATTCACCACAGAAAGACACAGTGGAGTCAAATGTGGTGATCTCTACTCCAAACTTGAGAGAGCTGCCCACCGTCTTGACGATGGATGGTGCGACTCAGAGATATAATGAACTACGTGAAGTAGTTGAACAGTATCTCTCTGCTGATGGTTCATCTGACATTGAGTCGGATGTTAAGCACGCACTTTATGAACTTCAAGATTTCCATAAGACACAATTACATCGTGTTGACGATCTAGTTGGTCGCTTACATCAAGAACAGAACCAACACGTATGGCCTGTTCGTGATGTTGGTTCATCCCAAGAAGATTGGGAGGACTTTTGGGTCAATGATGAAATTGTACCCGAACCACTTGAACATACTAGTGAGGGGTGCTAATGCCAACAAAGAAGAAGAAATGGGAAGTCAATGTACTAGCTAAGATAGACCATAAATTACAATGGACTAAGTTTGTACATAGTTGCGTAGATCCTGCTACCGCAGTTAAATCAGCATACTCTAAGTATCCAGACTTAACAACCATTTTAATCAACCTATCAACTGAACCATTTACAGGATGAAAGATCAGCGAACCTTAGACAATACTCCCACATCATATGAGAAGTGGGATCGTGCTAAAACAATAGTGCTTGAGTCATTACATAAACCTGACCCTGCATTACGCTCCTGTGCACACAATCAAGAATGTTATGATGATGTGATGCAGATACGAGAGCAAGTAATAGAGTTAGTCACTCGAATGATTAACCCAAGAAAGTTTATAGAGGACTGATTAGTCCTCTTTTTATTGGGGTTGTAGTTCAACTGGTTAGAGCACCTCCCTGTCACGGAGGAAGTTGCGAGTTCGATCCTCGTCAATCCCGTTTAATTCTTCTTATAGTATTGCACAACGTTTTCCATAGGTGCAATACATTCTATTTCATCACGTCCTTGTGTCTCTGCATCAATACGTGGTAGTCTACTAGCCCACGTTGTAGCAATATACTTTGTACATCCTAGTGGTGGATTACCACGGTGCATATGTGTGTAGGATGCTGGAAATATAACTGTAGTTCCTTTCTTTGGTGCAATTCTGATACCTTGATACAAGAACTCAGTTTCACCACCAGCAGGTACATCATTTAAGTATGTAATGAATACAAACTCACGTAGACCAACAAAGAACCCACTATTATCATAGTGCCATCCGTGGAATCCCTCGGATGGATTTGTTATTTGTACCTTAGCAGCACTCATCCAGAAATCATTTGCACCTAATTGACTGAACTCATCAATATAATGTTGTGCTGCTAGTTTAGACCAACCAGTCAACATAGTATTGCGTAGGTTGGGTGATGTACCCTCAGTAAGAAAGAAGAAGAAATCTTTACGATTAAATTCACCTGCACCATTACCACTGGCTGTTATTTCAGGTGTTCTTTCGTTTGCAGTCTTACGCTCCTTGAGACTATCAGCATATCCCATCAATAAATCACAGAACTTATCAGGTGCGTGCTTAGGATACTCACGAATGAATGTATCAATGCCACCTTCAGTGTAATGCTTGATCACCTCACGTCTTTGACCACGTTCATCAGGATCACAAAACTCACGCACTTCTTGTTTATGTGCTCTGTTCTCCATTATTTTAGGATCTAGTTGCTTATCCATTTCCATCTTGTACTCCTCCCATAAAGATAAACTCCTTGGCTGCAGTGTGTGATTTGAACTCCTTTATTATACCACTATCTGTGCGAACATACCACTTTCCACGTCGCTCTGTTATTAAATGAGCAAACATAGCATTCTCGTAGTCCTCTAGTGACACATTGTCACAGTTTTTACATCCCATTGTACTGTAGTTTAATATTACCAGATATTGTTGTGCCTTCATTGCCATTGTTCACGTGATGTGCAATGAATGAAGGGAACACGACCATAGAACCAGCACTCAATTTAATATTATGAATACAAGGCATAGATTTACTTACACCCATATGATTCTGAATTAATAGCCACGCTGGATTATATAACACAGTTTTACTATCAACTGTTTCATATATTATGAATGACCATTGTGATTGAGCGTGGATATGGTAGCCCTGATAGTCAGTAGCTACGTATCTGTTACGCCAGATGTCAGTGAATTGAAAATTGATGTAGGGATCATACTCCAATAGAAATGGAGAGACAATACCATACAAATAATTGTAGGTGGACTCAGGACATTGTTGTTTGCCATAAGTCCAGTTCACTTCACCATTATAATACTCATCACCATCACCAAGTATGATCTGATTCAGATCCACCTCAGTCTCTAGTATGGGTATTGAAAATAACTGTGATACTGACATAGAATTTATTATAGCATTAAAAAACCCCTCTGTCGAGGGGTTTCGTGGGCGGTATGTTAACTGGACTATGCTTTACTGTAGTAACCTACTGCAACGTCGTGCAGTATACGTATCATCACCAGCATCAATTATACACTCGTAGTAGTTATTGAGATGATTGTCCACTTCGTAGACAGACTCAGTTGATTCTTTCCAATCTGCTAATTGATTACTGCTGATGACGTTGTGATTTAACATAAATGTTTAACCTCTAATTGAATGATCCTCATAACAAGGAAGTTTGGGTGCATCTGTTGTGACCTCGCTCATTCTACTACTATTTATGTCCTGGATCCCTGTTACACACTAGTTTCTTAACCATCTGTAAACGAGTATTTATACCGAGGTTTACACATCCCCACCCGTATGGTATAATAACATATCTTCTGCAATATTATGAAAAATGACCATCAAATAAAAACCCAGTGGTATTATTGGTTTTGGGCTGTGTGTGCGGTTGCGGTCGTCGGCGGTCAGGTCTATGTAGGTAGTGGCTACCGTCATATGTCACAAGAACTGATAAACACATTCCAAACATCCTGCCAACGCACTGGTCCTAAACTAATGCCAGTACAACGACCATAAATCATTACACACCTTTGGTATAAAACAATGAAAGAAACTGAATCATACGAACAGTTGCTAAACCGTTTCACGAAGAGAGTGACACAACTGGAAATGAGACAAGTGGAATTGGAAGAAGCACATCTTGAGTATGTGAAGTTAGACAGAGAACTAGATCGACTTGAAGGAAGTATTCAAGCAGTTGAGTATCTCGCCTATGGTAAGATGCCTGGTGATGGTAACCACGATGGATTTAAAGCACATAAACCAAAGCCCCAACAGTTAAATGATCTTGGATCACTAGACTGATGTTACCAATACCAGTATTTGAATTAGTAACACTCATACTAGCACTGTTGTGGTTGTGGACACTGCTAGGTATACTACCAACCAAAAATATTGTATCATTTAAAGAGAAGGATGATGACAATGAATGAACAAACTAAACTGTACTTTGCACAAGAACATCTACTACATTTGGGCGATTTGTTCGAGGGTAATGAGTGGGAACAGTACCTTAATGGACATCTAATGTCATTGAAGGTGGAAGTGGATAGACAACTCAGTTTAATAGAGGATAAGAAGAATCTTACCACACGCTCCGCACGTAGCTCCCCTTAGTATGACAGATAGTTTTCCACAACCCTGTGGATAACTTGTGGAAAACCTGTGGAAAAGTATGTTGATTATTAAATGTTAAATAAACCATACTTGTGTGTTCTATCTCTCTGTTAATGTTGAGGG